CCTCTCTTTTCATAAATTCGTAGATTTTTTGTGATTTTATTTATATAAAAAATACTTTTTATATCAAAATGGAATATAGGTGCATTTGTTTAAAAAATGGTGGTATTATTAAAAAATGATAAAACGCGGAAGAAAATCACAAGCCTCAATAACCACGCCACAAGCGCGGATTTTGACCACTAACACTAGATTGGCTGCACCTGCTCATCTGACTGATGCTGAAATATCAGTTTGGACTGAGGTGGTGAACGACCAACCTGCCACATCGTTCACGGCTACGCACTCGCCACTGCTTGAGATGTACTGTCGGCACATAGTGCAGGGCCGTATCTTAGCCGATGAGATTCTCAACTTTGACCGAAGCTGGCTTGCCGATGACGATGGCCTCAAGCGGTATGACCGATTGCTTGGCATGGCGGAGCGCGAAACACGAGCTGCTTCTTCATTGGCTACTCGGATGAGGATTACCCGACAGGCGCTTCATCCTGAAACAGCAAGCAACGCTGTCAGCAAACATGTAAAATCTAAAAAGCCGTGGGAAATGGCTGAGATGGTAGATGACGAATAACAATGGCTAAATTTTCAGCACGAACGCTTAGAAATATAAAGTGGATTGAAGCAAATCTTTATATTCCTGATGGCAAGATGGTTGGTCAGCCTTTTAAGCTGACAAGTGAGCAGCAAGGTTGGATGGAACTGATTTATGGCTCTCCAACTCGAATGTTTATTGACAGTATGGGCCGTAAGAATGGCAAGACTACTTTCTCGGCTGCCATTACACTGCTTCACCTGGTTGGGCCTGAGTATGTCCACAATGGTCAGATATTCTCAGCCGCGCAATCTCGTGACCAAGCTGCTATTCTTTTCAGCTTGTGCGCTAAAATGGTTAGATTTTCTCCAACGCTGTCGCAGTTTGTCGGGATACGTGATACGGCCAAACAGCTCTACTGTACTGAGCTTGGAACATTGTATAGAGCATTGTCTGCGGATGCCTCTACAGCATACGGTTTAAGTCCGTCACTTATCATTCACGATGAGTTGGGTCAGGTTAAAGGCCCTAGGTCAGAATTGTTTGAAGCATTAGAAACGGCTGCTGGCGCTCAGGCCTCTCCTTTGAGCATTGTAATTAGTACACAAGCAAGGACAGACGGTGACTTACTTTCAATTCTTATTGACGATGCTCTTAGTGGCGCAGACCCAACAATCAAAGTTATTCTTTACACGGCTCCACTTGAGGATGACCCCTTTGATGAAGAAACAATTAAGAAGGCCAACCCACATTACAAGCTGATGAATAAGGCTGAAGTGATGAAACAAGCGTCTGATGCCAAGCGGATGCCGAGTTCAGAGGCCTCTTACCGTAACTTAATTTTGAATCAGCGCGTAGAATCGTCAAATCCGTTCATTACTAGGACAGTTTGGCAAGAAAACGGTGCATTACCAGCAGAAATGGAAGGATTATCATTTTATGCAGGTTTAGACCTTTCTTCTGTAAATGATTTGACTGCGCTCGTACTTGTAAGCGATAATGGAGATGTTCATTGTAGGTTTTGGTTGCCAGAGGAAGGATTAGCTGAAAAATCAAGGTCTGACAGGGTTCCATACGATATATGGGCAAAAGAGGGTTATTTATTAACCACTCCAGGCCGTTCTATAGAATATGAATTTATTGCTTATGAATTGCGTGATATATTTAATACATGTAATATTAAACAATTAGCATTTGACCGATATAACATGAAGTTCTTACGGCCTTGGCTTGAGAAGGCTGGCTTTAGTGAAGATGAACTTGAACGATTTGTTGAGTTTGGGCAGGGATTTATTTCTATGTCACCAGCGATTCGTGAGTTAGAATCTAAATTATTACAGAAACAGTTAAAGCATGGAAATCATCCTGTGCTTACAATGTGTGCAGCAAATGCTATAACAGTAAACGACCCTGCTGGTAATCGTAAGTTTACGAAACAGAAGTCTAACGGAAGAATTGACGGTATGCAAGCATTAGCTCAGGCTGTTGGTGTTATGCCACAAGAAGCTGAAGCTGATTTTGATGATTATTTAAGGAACGCCATTTCACTATGAACTTTTTTACTAGAATTGGTAGCTGGATGCAAGAAGGTCTTAGGCGCATTGTAGGCGTTCAATACGGCATCCCATCAGCCTACGCAGAAGCCTCAGCATCCCCAGTTACCTTTGATAGCGCCTTACAACTAAGTTCCGTGTGGGCTTGTGTCAAATTAATCTCTGAAACAGTATCTAGTTTACCTCTAACCGTCTATAAACTTACTCCAAATGGCCGTAAAATTGACGCAAATCACCCATTAACATTGCTTTTTAACGGTAAAGTAAACCGTTATCAGACAAAAATTGAGTTTTTTGAAACAGTTTTGCTTAATTTGCTCACTTCTGGTAATGCTTACTGTTATATACAACGAATTAACAACGATAGGATAGTTGGCCTATTGCCATTGATGTCGGCTGACATGACAACCACTCTTTTAGAGAACGGCTCACTTGTTTATGAGTATGTTACCGATTCTGGTGTGAATGTTTACTCTGAAAGCAACATTTGGCACTTAAAATTGATGGGCAACGGTGTTATTGGCCTTAGCCCACTAGCCTATCAACGAAATACACTAGGAATTGCCCAAGCAGCCGAAGCTGCCGTTACGAATATATACAAAAATGGCGCTAAACCGTCAGGTGTGTTGTCAATGGACAAGTTCCTAACTCAAGAGCAGCGTGATTTGGTTCGTAGCAAGTTCTACAACTTATCAGCAGGTTCAGAAGAACGCTTGATGGTGCTTGAAGGTGGCATGAAGTTTGATGCAATCAGCTTATCACCGCAAGACATTGAGTTGTTGGCTTCTCGCCAATTCCAAATAAGTGAGATATGCCGTTGGTATGGTGTGCCTTCTGTAATGATTAACGATACATCAAGTTCTACCGTGTGGGGTTCAGGTATTGAGCAGATTGTGTCTGGATTCTACAAGTTGACATTAAGACCATTAATGGAGAAAATCGAGGCATCTATTTTAATCAACTTAATGAATCCAAATGATGCTCAGCGCCATGAGGTCGAATTTGATTTTAATGCACTTACTCGTTCTGACTTGAAAACAAGGTTTGATTCGTATCGTGTTGGTATCTACGGTGGATTTATGACACCTAATGAGGCTAGAAGGTTAGAAGGTATGCCAGATGAAGATGGTGGAGATAGCTTATACATGCAAGGTGCAAACATGAAACTAACGGACATTGAAACTAACCCATTGGGGGCTACAAATGGAAACCAAACAAATATCACTATCTAATACGGAGCTAAAATTCGTAGGCAATGCTTTTGCCTTTAGCGGATATGCTTCTATGTTTAACGGTATTGATTCTTATGGCGATACGATTGAACCAGGCGCTTATAAGAACACATTAGAAGGGCGCGAACGACCAGTTCGCATGCGCTGGAATCATTATGGCGATATTATCGGCAAGTGGACTAGCATACGTGAAGATGAAAAAGGTCTATATGTAGAAGGCGAATTAACTCCTGGTCATACTAAGGCGGCAGACGTATTTGCATCATTGAAACACGGTGCAATTGATGGTTTATCTATTGGTTATCGCGTAAAAGCATTTAACCAGTTAGATAACGACAGACGCTTACTTAAAGAAATTGATTTGGTAGAAATTAGTGTAGTTGAAGAACCTGCTGACTTAGCTGCTCGTATTTCAGAAGTTAAATCAGCATTAGAAGCGGCTAATTCACTAAAAGAAATCGAGGGCTTACTGCGTGATGTTGGCGGCTTCTCAAGGGTTGATGCGAAGCATCTTGTTAGTAAAATCAACTCCCTAAATCAGCGTGAAGCTGAGGCGGAAAAACAAAAACAAGATATTGCAAGTTTATTACTTAAATTTGGCATTACGCCTAACAAATAAAGGATACTATCATGTCTGAAGAAATCAAAACAATGTTGGAAAGCGGTTTAAAAGCCCTTTCTGAAAAACAAGTTGCTCTTGAGAAATCAATGGCTCAATACCACGGTCAATTAGATGAGAAATCTAAAGTTGATACAGAAGTTAAATCAGAAGTTAAACAACTTGCTGAAGATTACTCTAAAATCAATGCAGAAATCACATCTTTAGGCCAAAAATTAGCTGAAGGCGTAAAAGCCAAAGAAGAATCAGTTATCGTTACTGCTGGTGAAGAATTCGTTAAATCAGAACAGTTCAAATCATTCCTAAGCGCAAATAGCCGCAATGCTATCATCCGCATGGAAGTGAAAAACACTGTTACTTCTGGTTCTACAACTGCTTTCCCAATGCAACGTGCTGGTATCATCCCAGGTAACTTTGCTCCTGTAACTATCCGCCAAGTATTACCTTCAATCGGTGTTACTAGCAACATGGTAAATAGCCTACGTGAAGCATCATGGACTAACGATGCTGCTGGCGTTGCTCAAGGTGCTGCTAAACCTGAATCAGATGTTACATTTGAACAATACAACGTAGCAATTGAAACTGTAGCTCACTGGATTAAAGTATCTAACCAATTATTGGCTGATGCTCCTGCTGTTGCTGCTTACATCAACACACGTTTACGTGATGGCTTAGCTCAAAAAGTGGACAGCCAATTATTGAACGGTGACGGTACATCTCCTAACCTATCAGGTTTGACAGACACAGGTAACTTCACTGCTTACACTGCTACTGCTGGTGATTTGCTAGTTGATGCTATCAACCGTGCTAAATACCAATTGTGGGCTATTGGTCGCGCACCAGACACAGTTATTGTGAACCCTGCTGATTGGGGCGCAATGGAGCGTACTCGTGAAACATACACTGGTGGTTCTGGTGAGTATCTATACGGTATGCCTGGCATGTCTGCTGGTATGAACCCATTTGGCGTTCAAATCGTGTTGTCAAACAACATGGCTGCTGGTAAATTCTTGATTGGTCAATTGAATGGCTCTGCTATTGCTTATGACCGCCAAGGTTCTACTGTTGAAATGGGCTACATCAACGATGACTTCACTAAAAACTTAGTGACAATCCGCGCTGAAGAACGCCTAGGTCTTGGTGTTGACCGCCCTACAGGTATCTTGTACGGTAACTTCACTGCTTAGTAGTTGAATTAAGGGGAGCTGGAGAAATCCGCCTCCCCTTTTATCTTTTAGGGGATATTATGTTAGTTAAAACACTTAAAGTAATTTACCATGACCGTTTAGGTAAAGTTGGTATTGGCCAAGAGGTTGATTTGCCTAAAGACCAAGTTGATATGTATTTAGAAAAGAAAGCTGTAGAAGTTTATTCTACTAAAGTGGTTGAACCAAAAATTGAAGCTGTTAAAGAAACAGTTGAAGCTGTTAAAGCAACAAAAACAAAAGCTAAATAATTATGAATATAAAATTTCCATTTTGGCAGGGGCTTTTAAAACTACTTACAGACATGGGTGATGGCACCCATGCTGAAAGAGTGGAGGCTTATCCTCCTAAAGTCTTAATGACGGATGGGAATGGTACATACGCTCGTATGCGTGTTGATGTTGGTCAAACTGGATTTTTCGCTGGTCGTGAGGCTAGAACATTTTATGAGTTTTCTGTGCCAACAGGCCAAGAAAGAATTATTAAAGTAGTAGCGCCAATTAATACAATTATTCAGAATTTTGGCGGTGAGTTGCATTTAGCTGAGATGAGAATTGAACTTCGATACGGTGGAACTGAAGGTGGAACATTTGCAACGTCACTTCCTATATTTAAAACAAATACAATGAGTTCTGCATCTGCTTATACACCACAGGTTACAATGACAACTGGTGGTACACATACTGGTGGCACTACTGTTGATTTATTACATTTATTTAGTGGAAACAATGTTAATAAAGCAGTTGATAGCTCTGCATCAGAAGAACAGCCACAAGGTTTTGCTCCTGGAACATATTATATTCATTTGATTAATATTGATGGCGCAACAGCAACTGGTATATTTAGAGCCAGATGGGAAGAAAGACCTTAATATTTACATAGTCAAAAAACTTAATGTATAATGATTGTAGATAATTGAATAGATACTAATGGGGTAAGTTATGCCAGCAGCAAATTATGATATATATATTGAGCAAGGTGCAACTTACTACCAAGAATTTATATGGAAAGATAGTAATGGAGTGGCCATTAATTTGTCAACATATACTTCTCGTATGCAAGTACGTCAAGTTAAGACAGAAAATGTCATATTGAACCTTACCAATACAAGCGGAATGACGCTAGGGTCTGATGGCTCAATTAAAATATCTGTTTCAGCAACAACAACATCAACATTGCCAACATTAGGCGCTAGGTATGACCTAGAGTTACAAAGTGCAAATGGAACAGTAACAAGGCTACTTCAAGGAGAGGTTGTTATTTCAGCAGAGGTTACTCGATGACCGATGTTGTTGAAATTATCCGTGATTTAGCTCCTGAAATTGTTGAAATATACACTGAGCAGCAACCTGCAATAGTAAATATTGTAGCCGTTGGGCCACAAGGCCCTCCTGGGCCAGCATCACCAGATATTGCTGGTTATCCAGTTTCTGCGTCAGGTTTAATAAACGGAGATGTATTGGGTTTTAATGGAGCTGCTTGGTTTAATAGGCGGCAAGAATCTCTAGCAGATGGCGGCAATTTTTAATTAAGGAATTATCATGGCAAATACAATCAGAGTTAAACGTAGGGCTAGTGGCGGTGGCGCTGGCGCTCCAGCATCTTTAGAAAACGCTGAATTAGCGTTTAACGAACAAACGAACATTCTGTACTACGGAACAGGCACTGGAGGCTCTGGCGGTTCTGCTACTAGCGTTATTGCCATTGCTGGTAATGGCGCATTTGTCGATACGTCAACTAATCAATCTATTGACGGTACTAAAACATTTTTAGATACGATTGATGGTTCAATAAACGGAAATGCTGGCACCGTAACGAATGGTGTATATACAACTGATACAGCCACAGTAACTAACACAATGTTGGCTGGCTCAATTGCCAATGCTAAATTAGTAAACTCAAGCGTAACGGTTGGTACAACAGCTATAGCTCTTGGTGCATCATCAACTACATTGGCTGGCTTAACTTCAGTCACATCAAGCAGCTTTGTTGGCCCTTTAACTGGTAATGCCTCAACTGCAACTACTGCTGCGGCTTTAACTACAGCTCGTACAATTGCTTTAACTGGCGATGCTACTGCTTCAGGCACATTTGATGGTTCAGCGAACTACTCACAAGCATTAACCCTTGCAACTGTTAATAGCAATGTTGGCACATTCTTAAAAACAACTGTAAACGCTAAAGGTCTTGTAACTGCTGCGGCTTCTGCAAACATCAATGATTTGACTGTTCCAACTGCTGATTACGCTTTTGGTGGTTTTAAAATTACTGGTCTTGCTGACCCAGTTTCTGCACAAGACGCGGCAACTAAACAATATGTTGATAGCGTTGCACAAGGTTTAGACCCAAAAGCATCATGCGTTGCGGCTACAACTGGGCCAATTACATTATCAGGCGCACAAACTATTGATGGCGTTTCTGTCGTTGCTGGTGACCGTGTGTTGGTAAAAAATCAATCAACTGCTTCTGCAAACGGTATTTATGTTGCTGCGGCAAGTACATGGTCACGCGCAGCAGATATGGATGCTTGGGCTGAAGTGCCAAATGCGTTTACATTTATTGAAGATGGTACAACTCAAGCTGATACAGGTTGGGTTTCAACAGCTAATGCTGGTGGTACACTAGGTACAACAGCAATCAACTTTGTTCAATTCTCAGGTGCAGGTACTTACACTGCTGGCGCTGGTTTAACATTAACTGGCGGTGAATTTAGCATTACTAATACAGCCGTTACTGCTGCATCTTATGGTTCAGCAAGCAATACTTTATCTGCTACCGTAAACTCACGAGGTCAATTAACAGCGTTGTCAGCACAAGCCATTGCTATTGCTAATACGCAAGTTAGTGGTCTTGGCACAATGTCAACACAAGCGGCAAGCAATGTGGCAATCACAGGTGGTTCAATTGATGGAATAACTATTGACGGTGGCACATTCTAAGTAATATTAACCCTGCTATATAGCAACGAAAGGGAAGCCAAATGGCTAATGTAATCAAACCAAAGCGTTCTAATACTGCCGCTAAAGTGCCTAACACATCTGAGTTGTTATCAGGTGAGTTAGGTGTAAACATGGCAGATAAAAAAGTTTACATCAACAATGGTACATCTGTTGTTCAAGTCGGGGCTGGCGTTTTGTCAGCCCTTGGCGATGTAACTATAACTTCACCAACAAACGGTCAAAGCCTATCTTGGAATGGCACAGCATGGGTTAATTCTGCTGGCGGAACAGGAACGGTAACAAGCGTTGCTACAGGAACAGGCTTATCAGGTGGCCCAATAACAGCAAGTGGTACTATTTCATTAGCTAATACAGCCGTTACCGCAGGTTCTTACACCAACACAAACATTACCGTTGATGCACAAGGCCGCATTACGGCTGCTGCAAATGGTTCAGGTGGTGGTGTTACTAGCGTAACAGGAACAGCCCCTATTGCTTCATCGGGTGGCGCGACACCTGCAATAAGCATGGCGGCGGCATCAAGTGGTGTTAATGGATATATGACAGGGGCTTATGCAACTAAACTTGACGGAATAGCGGCAGGCGCAACCAATGTAACCAATACCAATCAATTAACTAATGGCGCAGGTTTTATTACAAGCGCAGGCACATCTGCGGCTTGTAGTGGTAATGCGGCAACGGCTACAAATGCAAGTCAATTAAACAGTCTTACTAAAGTTCAAATGTGGAACAATAGTGGGCAAAATCATGCAACTTATCAATCTTTTGGTGCTATACCTGATTTTGGTGTTTGGTTTATGCAAAATTCTGCGGCTGGCGATGTTCCGCAAAGTGGTCAGTTTTATACTAATTCTGTTGGGCTTGGAAATGATTATGCTTATTCGCAATATGCAATGCAAACTGCCATTTTGCGAAACACAACAAATCCTTATCAATGGATTAGATATAAAGAAGCAACATCTTGGGGGGCATGGACTAAAACTGCGGCTGGATATGCGGACACAGCAGGTTCATCAGCATCATGTTCAGGCAACGCGGCAACGGCTACAAACGCAAGCAATACATCATCAATATCAAACGCAGTGGGCAGTTCATATACTTGGACAGGTATTCAATACTTTCTATCAAATAGAAATACAACAAGCGACAGCCCGCCATTACAAGCATATTCAACAGGAAATACTGGCGCGATTATGTCTTTCCATCGTGGCGGCTATTACGCTGTTAATATGGGGCTTGATTCAGATAATGTGTTTCGTATTGGTGGATGGTCTGCTGGTGCAAATAGATTGCAAATGGACATGTCAGGCAACTTGACTATGGCGGGCAACGTCACCGCGTATTCAGACGAACGTAAAAAGAAAAACTGGCGTCCTGTTACAGAAAACTTTGTTGAAAAACTAGCCGATGTAAAAGTTGGGGTGTATGACCGTGTAGACGAAGAGTTAACACAAGTCGGGGTATCCGCACAGTCCTTACAAGAAGTTTTACCTGAAGCCGTTTTAACTGACAATGACGGTTACTTATCCGTAGCGTATGGTAACGCAGCGATGACCGCTGCTGTTGAACTAGCAAAAGAACTTGTTGCATTAAAAGCATTAGTTAAAGAACTAAAACTAGAAGTAGATGAATTAAAGAATATAATAGTATCTAATAATGATGTTTAGATTTTAAAATGGATGATTGATATGAAATATAAAATAACAACTCAAGTAACTTCAGAGCCGATTACTCTATCTGAAGCAAGAAGCCATCTTAGAATAGAGCCATTTGGGTACCCACTAGCTCATCCTGATGATTCCGATATTACATTGCTAATATCATCTGCAAGGGAATGGTGTGAGCAGTATATTCGCAGAGCCTTAGCAACTCAAACAGTTACAATGTCATTAAGTCAGTTTGAAAATGCTATTGAGTTGCCATTGGCTCCAGTGCAGTCTGTAGTGTCAGTAAAATATTACGATACATCAAATGTGCTTCAAACATTAAATAGCTCTGTTTATTATGTTGATTATTTTGATTCTGTTATTTATTTAGAAGTAAATAAATCATGGCCAAGCACAATAACTCGTGAAACGGCAGTTATTATTGAATATGTGGCTGGATACACAAAAACAGTAGGCACAAATCTATTGCCTCTACCTAATCCAATAAAATCAGCAATGCTATTGTTGATTGGTAGCTTGTATGAAAATCGCCAAGAGGATATGTTAGGTAGTTCAAGAGTATCATTTAACTCATTACCAATGGGCGTGTATAACTTATTACAATCATATAGATTAGGATTGGGCGTATAATGCAAGTTGGAAAATTAGATAGATATATTCGCATAGAGAAAAAAACAGTAACCAAAGATGCAAATTATGGTTCTGAAGTTATATCATGGGATACATATAAGGAGTGTTGGGCAAATGTCCAGGACATTACCACTCGTATGCAAGAATCTACTAATAGCGACTTAAGATTACTTAAGCAGCCATGCAAAGTATTAGTTAGGTATGACAATGGAATAGATGCAACAATGCGAATTGTTATGCTTGATAGAGATAATAGAATTTTGCAGATAGTTACTAAACCTGCTGAAATTGGCAGAAAAGAAGCAATGGAATTTACGGCTGAGGATTACTCTCAAAATGGATGATACAATTAACATTCGTGGCGGTAAAGAATTAGGCCAATTCCTTCAATCATTGCCAGTTAAGATTGAAAAGAATATTATGCGAGCAGCTTTAAGGGCTGGAGCAAGAGTTATTGCCAATGAAGCCAAGAAAAATGTTTCTGTGATGGATGGTGACTTAAAACGAAGCATAAGAACAGGCAGTAACGCGAAAAAAAACAGAGTTGAGGCCTATGCCAAGGCTGGAGATAAAAAGGCTTGGTACTACCGCTTTGTTGAGTTTGGAACGGCTGCCCATATTATCAAGGGTAAAAACGGTGGAATGTTGCGGTTTATGGCGAAAGATGGCAAGTCCATACAAACTCCACAAGTATCTCACCCAGGAGCAATTGCAAAGCCTTATATGCGCCCTGCTTTAGATAGTAAAAGTGGAGATGCAATTATTGCAGTAACAAATAAGATTCGAGAAAGATTAACTAAAGAAGGCATTAATAATGTAGCCTCTGAAGGAAGTGATTGATGTCAGCAGAAAAAGTCATATATAATTTACTTTCAACAGATGCTCCATTATTGGTGCAAGTACCTAAAGTAAGAATTTTTCCTAGTTTAATCCCACTAGGAACAACTTTGCCAGCTATAGCATATATGTTAGTATCTAGCACAGAACAAACTGCTATCGGTTTAACTTCTGAGATATATAGAAGCAGAGTTCAAGTTACTATTGCAGCGACAACTTATCCTAAAGTTAAGGAAATCGCTGCATTAGTAGTAGCAGCTTGTAACCATAAGCAAGGTACGTTTAATGGGGTCAAAACTGATAGTGTAATAAAAGACGTGGTTAATGCGGATTTTAGAGATGATGAAGCAGGTATATTCTACTCCACCATTGATTTCCGTATTGTTCACAGCAATTAATTTAATTTTTAAGGAGTATTATTATGGCACTTGGAACCGTAGCAGGAACCGCAATTAGTATCAGTGCAGCCCAACCAGCGACTTTTGATTCAACTGGTTATGCTGCTCTAACATGGACAGTAATCGGCAATATTGATGATGGTGGTGAACATGGTCGTGAATATGCAGAAGTTACTTTCAATCCTATCGACACTCGTGGTACACGCAAATATAAAGGCTCATTCAATGAGGGTACTAAAACCCTATCAATTGGCTATGATTCTGATGACGCTGGTATGATTGTGTTGAAAACAGCTTTGCTTTCAGACAGTGATTTCAGCTTCAAAGTATCTTACCCAGGTGGTGATACTGATTACTTCCAAGCAAAAACATTGTCATTGAAAAAAGCAACTGGTGGTGTTGATACAATGAAAATGGCATCTGTAAGTTTGTCTATCACTACAAACGCAGCAGGTGTTGGTATTGTTGAAGTATTAGCTGCTTAATAGTTTTTGAGGCTAGAGCATTAGCTGACAAACCGTGTTCCTCCGTCACGCGCCTCATCTTTTTACGGAGTTTTTTTTACGGAGAGTATTATGTCTAAAGACTTTGATTTGTCGCAGTTTGAAACAATAGATACGGCAAGTTTAACCGTTCTCAACCCAAAAGGTGAGGACTTGTTGTTTAATGGTAAGAAAGTATTAATTAATGTTTATGGCCCAGGCTCTAAAGAATTCGTTAATGCTAAATACAAGTTAGATAATGCAGTTCAAACACGTTCTATTGCTATGCTACGCGGCAAAGCATCTAAAAATGCAGCAGAAGAAACACGTCAGTTGCAAGCTGAGTTTTATGCAGCAGTTACAGCATCAATTGATAATTTCCCGATTGATGGCGGTGCATTTGCTTTATATAGCAATCCAAAACTTAACTACATTACTGAGCAGGTAGAAAAGTTCCTGAATGAAACTGAAAATTTTATGCCGAGCTTGCCAACGAAGTAATAACATTTGTCAGGTATTATGTATGGTTATACACGATACCTGATAAACAAGAAGTAAGTCGAATAGAACAATACGAAGAATCTGGTGCAGAAATAATGTGGCCAGATTTAACTTGTAGATATTTATTTGACTACTTAATGAGTGCTGGTGCTTGCATGAACACAGGAATGGGGCAAGCACCATTCAGTTGGCAAGAGTTAGCATCGTGGCAAGAGCAAAATGGATTTACCCTAAAGCCTTGGGAATTAAGTATAATAAGGAAAGCCTCTGCGGTATATGTTGAACAAGTGCATTTATCTAGCAAGATAGACTGTCCACCGCCAGGCAAAGTAGTTGAGCAAGACCAATCTAAGCTGGCTCAACATATTAAAGGTATTTTACGCTAGAGGTTCATTATGGCTCTTACTGCTGGTTCAATTGAGATTAAGTTATTTGCTGATATAGCGCGTCTGCAAGCAGACATGAATAAGGCAAATAAAAGTGTTGATACCGCGATGCGGAACATCGACAAGTCCGTTACAATGGCTAAAAACGCATTTAGCGGACTTGCTGGTGCTTTCGGTGTGGCTACCATATTAAAAACAGCCGATGAGTATAAGAAATTTGATGCTCAACTTCAATTAGCTACAAAATCCCTAGAAAAATACAATATCGCTTATACATCAGTAGTTAGAATTGCTCGTGAATCGCAATCTGATATTGGTGCAATTGGTGTTTTATACGCACGTCTAACAAATAACTTACGCGACTTCGGTACATCTCAAAAAGATATTGGGATGATTACTGAATCTGTTGCGTTAAGTTTGCGAGTTTCAAATGCAACGGTGCAAGAAACCAACTCTGTAATGTTGCAACTTTCTCAGTCATTTGGCTCTGGCAAGATAAATGGCCAAGAGTTCTTAGCCGTATCAGAAGGCGCACCAATCATAATGAGGCAGTTGGCCAAGTCATTGAATGTGACTTATGGTGAACTTAAAAACATGTCAACCCAAGGTGAGTTGACTGCTGAGGTATTGGCCAAAGCATTGACTGACCCTGCTTACCTTGCTGGATTGCAAGAGCAAGTTAAATCAGTTGGCACTATCTCAAGTGCTATTACTGTTCTTAAAAACAACTTCACATTATTTGTTGGCGAGGCTGACAAAGCTAATGGCGCGTCTAAAAATATCAGCCAAACAATATTGTTCTTAGCAGATAACTTAAACTTACTTGCTAATGCCGCATTAGTCGGTGTTGGAGCGCAATTAGGCAAATTTATCATAGGAATTAATGCTTCAATTCGTGCAAGCCAAATTCGTCAAATTGAGATTGTTAAAGAAAATGTATTGTTAGAGAAAAAGGCATTAGCAGAAGCCGCATCAACTGTTGCTTTAACAAATAATGCCAGAGCAACAACATTATGGGCTGCTGCCAACTCAGTGGCTATGCGTGAAGCTATTGCTCTTAATGCTGCCGTTGTAGCAAGTACAACATTGGCCGCAAGAGCCGTAACTGGATTTAATGTAGCTATTAGTGCTTTAGGTGGCCCAATTGGTATTGCCATATCAGGATTCATATTATTTGGCGATAGCATACTTAAATGGATTGATAAGGCTCGTGGATTAACTCCAGCACTTAAAGAAATCAATGAGCAAATAGAGCGCAATAAAAATCTAACATCACAAGGTATTTCTGTTGGCGATAAAATGGCTAACGAAAAAACCAAAATTAATGACATGATTAAGCAAATTGCTCTATTGCAAGAGCAGCGCGATAGGGTTGCTAGAATGGGTAAAAACGCTGGCCCATTTATGATGTTTACAACTCCAAAAGAAAAGTTAGCTGAGATTGACGCTCAAATAGAGCAAGGCCGTAAAAACATTCTTGATTATTCAAATGCCATTGCTTTGGCTGCTGATGTAGATGTAAATAACTTAAATAGAGTGTCAGAAGAATATACTAAGTTAAATAAACATCTTACAACCAATAAAGAGTTGGCTATTGCTTATAGCCGAGATATGACAACTGTTATGGTTGAAGGCAGAAAAGCAGGGTTGCCTGATGATGAAATTATTGCAAAATTAGCCATATTAAAAGAAAAATATGACAAAGCTACTGGCGCTACTAAAGAAGCGACTAAAGCTAAAAAAGAACAAGCCAAAACTTTAAAAGAATTGCAAGATGAGATGAGGGCTGAAGATTTATTGGTTGAGCGTTCTGCCAATATCCAAGACTTATTAAAAGAAAAAATGGATGAAGTTAATAAAGTCCAAATTGAAACTCAAAAAACTATTGATGAAAAAATAGCAAAACTTATTATTGAGATTGACACATACGGCAAAACAGAAGCGGCCATTGAAGCTACCAATTTAGCTCGCCTAACAGAGCGTAAAATATTGCTTGAAGCAAAAGGCGAGAATGTTGATGCGTTAAATAAAGAAATCGCAGCTCGTATGCAATTGGTTGAATTGACTGCTAAGAAAGAGCAATTAGATAGAGATAAAAAAGAAGCAGATAAAGAAACTAAAGATGCTTTAAAAGAAGAAGCATCAATGGTTAAAGAACTTGAGCGTATCTACGATGGCTTTGCTAGAAACTCAGCTCAAGCTATGACGGACTTCTTTACTAATACTAAGACAAGTTTCTCAGATATGATTAACTCCATACTGAAAGATTTGTTACGCTTAAGTATTCAAAAAAGCATAACTGAGCCATTGTTTAATTCTATAAGCAATGCGTTAGGCGGAGCTGGTGGTATTGGTGGGTTCTTTAATGGATTGCTTGGCGGTAACGGTGGAGTAGGGCCTGATGTACCATTTGATACATATTACAATATGAATTCAGGCGGTTCTTTTGCAGCAGGTGGTAAAGTCAATCCAAACCATAGTTATTTAGTTGGTGAGCGTGGTGCAGAAATGTTTGTTCCACAAGCCACAGGAACTATTGTGCCTCAAAGCAAAATGGGTTCTAATGTATCTGTTGTAATCAATAACAACAGTTCAGCACAAGCCTCTGCAAATGAAACAATAGATAGCCGTGGAAACCGTAAAATTGAAGTTACCATTGGCGATATGGTTGCTAGTGAAATTAGACGCAACGGCTCTGGTGCTAACCAAGCTATTCGCAATACATTTAATGCAAGACCAACATTAGTAGGAAGATAATTATGGCAACATACACTTGGCCTCCAACATTACCAACAGGCATTGACTCTCAAGGCTATTCTGAATCATCAGGTGTTCTTGTATTGGCAAGCCCTATGGATGCTGGGCCAGCCAAGATGCGCTATAGAGGTCAGAAGCCAAGGCAATTTAGTGTTGATATGGTGATGGATGATAGCCAAATAGATACATTGGAAACATTTATCAATACTACATTAAGAGGCACGGCTAGATTTGACTTTACACATCCTAGAACTCAAGCTACTATTGAAGCAAGGTTTATTCCATCATCAGATGGGAAATATTTTAGCATTTCTTATTTTGCACCAAATTTATATAGAATTTCATTCTCACTAGAGCAAATGCCATGAGTAGATTAAGTTCATTTTCACCAGCCGCTTTAAAGGCTATGTTTAGCCCAGATGGTGACGATACTTTAGCGGTATTATTAACCATCTCTGGAGCAGGTATTGCCACTCCAATAAGATTAACTGATAACTATACGCAACGTCTTATTACTACAGATGATGATGTAATCTATGGAATAAAAAGCCGTGGCAATGATTATGTATTCTTGCCTTTTCAAATTACGTTGCCTTCAGAAGAAGCTGACGCAGCACCTCGATGCCAAATTACTTTGAACGATGTAACTAGATACCTTACACCGACAATACGGTTGGCTACTACTGCATTGAACGTAAGCATAGAACTGGTATTAACTAGGACACCTAATGTATTAGAAATTTCATTCCCAGGGTTTTTAATGAGCGGAATAACGTATAATGCTAATAGCATAGTGGCAGATTTGAATGTAGAATCTTTGGCAATTGAACCGTTCCCTGCCCATACTTTTACACCGTCTTATTTCCCAGGATTATATTAATGAAAACATGGTGGAATGATTATATTAGTCTTAAATACCTAAAAAAAGGCCGTGATAAAGACGGTCTTGATTGTTGGGGTTTAGTTAAGTTAATCTATAAAGAACAATATAATATTGAGCTGCCATCGTTTGCCGAAGAATACGAGGCAGAACAGCAGACAAAAATAGAGCAACTTATAGCCCTAGGGAAAGAAGGCTGGGAAAAAGTTGAAACTCCTACCATTGGTGACGTTGCCCTGCTTCGTGTAAACGGTTTATTTATGCACGTTGGGGTCGTAGTGTCACCCAATCAATTTATTCACGTCAGTGAGCATACAAATACCACCGTTGAGCGTTTTGACACTGGGCTATGGAAGCATCGCGTTGAAGGTTTTTATCGTTATGTCGAAAAAGTAAATGTTGGTGATTTAACGCTTGCCATTAAACCTCATCCGTTAAAGACTGAGCGAATTGATGGTCAGGTTCCAGCAGATTCTTCTGTTGCAGAAATTATTGAATATATTAAAGCTCAGTATCCTGTAGCTGAAGAATACGATGTATTGCCAGTTATATTTGTTAATGGCAAATTAGTTCCACAAGAAGAATGGCATATTGTTCCATTGCCAGGTGATGTTATTCAATACCGAGCCGTTGCTGAAGGTAACGTATTGAAAATGATATTAACCATTGCGATTGTAGTGGCTGCGGCTTATATTGTTGGCCCTGAAGCATTGGCATTATCAGGATGGACTGCTACGGCTGTTCAAGCAGGTATTACGGTAGTTGGTAGTTTATTATTAAATGCCATATTCCCAGTTAGGATGCCAGCTCAGCCAGAATCTCCTGGCACAGCCCTTGCTCAGAACTTATTACAAGGCGGTAGCAACCAAGCATCTCAATACGGTGCCATCCCTGTTGTATTGGGTCAAATGCGCTTTACAGGATTGTTGGGCGCACAGATATACGCTGAATCAAATACAGATACATCTTACTTAAGAATGTTATTGGTTTGGGGTTATGGCCCATTGCAAATATCTGACATGCGTATTGGGTCAACTGACATTAATACGCTTGAAGAATTAGACCAAGCTACTATTAGTGGCTTTCAAGATTTAAGTGAAAATTACTCATACTTTAATTCAATATATCCAAATGACGTTGAGCAATTAGCCGTCAATGTTGAGATGGCCGAATCATATTGGTATGAAAAAGTAGTAAATGAATTATGCACTTCTATTAGTGTGAACTTGCATTTCCCAAGAGGCTTAAGATTATTGCAAATGGATGGAAAGGGTGCGGGTAATATTAAGGAAGAATTGTTTACTGCTGATGTACAAGTTCGTCAATTAGATAATGATACATTGGCTCCATTAGAGCCTTGGGGTGGTCTTGAATATGTATTTAAAGAATCAACCGTCACTCTTGATGGTGCATTTTTTGGCAGCACTCCTTCAGGATTTCAAACAACTCCAACCCCAGTTTATAGATGGGCGTTTTTGACTGTTGATAAGTTTAATAAACTTATTGTTCGTTATGGTAGTTACTCAGATACATCAACAGCTAATCCAAGTGCTTCAATGCTTGCTAAATTAAAGAACACTACAAGAAATTTAGATACAACATATACTTTATATCCAACTATTCCTACAAATGAAATAGAGCTATATAGAATTTGTATGCACGGCTCTAAAATATTTAGCACAGTAGATAGACGCAGTTCAATGCCAGCTACATACAGTGGTTTAAATTTAACTACTCAGACAGCATCAGATAATAATAACTATGGCATGGCTTATTACGCAACGCCAGTAGTAAAACAAACTACAGCAACTATTGGTGTTGGTAGCATTAGTAGAACAGGAAGGGATACAACAATTCGTATTGGTGTTTCTGGAACTGACTTTGTTAAACGCAAAGATGCGTTTAGTTACAATGTGCCATTTATAGTGCCAAAAGGTAAGTATGAAGTAAGAATTCGTAGAAATACGCCTACTACTGACGAATACGTTGCTGGTGGTATTAAGTATCAGCGCATGAGTATGTCTATTTTAACTTCAGTTACAGCCTACGGTGCATCAAGACCAGTTAATCCACCTAAGCCTATGGCTATGACTGCTTTAAAATTTAAAGCAACTGACCAAATCAATCAAACGCTAGAAGGCATTTCAGCGACAGTAATTTCAGTTTGCTTAGACTGGGATTCTGCAACTACAACATGGGTTCTTCGACCTACGCGCAATCCTGCATCATTGTTTAGGTATGTATTGCAACATCCTGCTAATGCCCAGGCTGTTACAGACGCACAATTAGACTTAACTTCAATTGAAGATTGGCATGAGTATTGCGAAGCAAATGAATTTATATTTGATTCTATCGTAGCAGACCAACAAAGTCTTTTAGATGTGCTTCGTGATATATGCGCAGCAGGTCGTTCATCTCCAACATTAATAGATGGTAAATGGACAGTTGTTACAGATAAACCACGTACTGTAACTGCTCAATATTTTACACCGCATAACTCATGGGGATTTGAATCCACTAAAGCATTACCTAAGCTGCCTCACGCATTTAGAATTCCATTTAAAAATGCAGACCAAGGTTATCAGCCTGATGAGTATATTGTTTATAACGATGGCTACAATGAAACAAATGCCACATTATTTGAGCAAATACAATTCCCTGGCGTGACATCACGCGATGCAATTCATAAGCATGCTCGTTTCCATTTTGCCCAAATCAAACTTCGACCAGAAACCTATACGCTTAACGCGGATATTGAGAACTTAATCTGCACTCGTGGTGACTTGGTTAAAGTAAGCCATGACGTACCTATGTGGGGTTTAGGAACTGGTCGCATTGCACAGTTTATCTCTACAACATCTATTCGCCTTGATGAAACGATGCCAATGGATGCTGGTGTAACTTACACCATCAGAATTCGCTTAGAGGATGGCTCTAGCATTACACGTACGGTGGCTTCTAAGCCTTCTGATGGGTATTACGATACCATCACATTGACTAGCTCAATTACATCGACTGAAGGCGCTGTAAACAATCTATTCATGTTTGGTGAGATGAGTAGCGAATCGGTTGATTTGATTGTGCAAAGTATTGAGCCATCTAATAACATGTCAGCACTTTTGACATTGGTAGATTACTCACCTGCTATATACGATAGTGATTTAGAGCCAATACCTGCATTTGACAGTCAATTAACGCTTCCACCATTATTGATGAAAGATAAGATTACAGTTGCGCCAGTAATTACTGCAATAATTAGTGATGAAACGGTTATGCTTCGCCCAGCTCCAAATCAATTCCTTTACAGAATTAAATTGTCTTTTAGCAATCCTGCGACATTACCTTCTATTGCTAAATACATTGAAGGTCAAATTGATTTCTCAGGCGATACGTCATTGATATGGGAAACATCTAAATCAGCAGATATTCGTGATACATGTATCTACTTCTCCGATGTAGAAGAAGGTTCAGAATACAGAATTAGAGTTAGATATGTTACAGATGATGGTAGAGCTGGCCCTTGGGCTTATGCTGAGAATCATACTGTTGCAGGTAAAACAAACCCTCCTGGCAGTGTAACTGGCATTACCGCATCAGCTAGTGGAGATAAACTTAAATTAAATTGGGATGATAATAAAGAGTTAGACTTATGGGGTTATGAAGTAAGATACACTAATTCTGGATGGGGTACTGATGGTTATCTTTATCGCGGCACATCATCTGAATGTTTAATTAATCCTGGGCCAATTGGAGTTTCTCAAGACTACTTTGTAAAAGCTCTTGATGTAATTAATTTATATAGCATAAATGGCTCAATTGTTTCATTTACACCATCACCTGTACCTGCTGTATCTGAAATAAATTATGATTTTTCAGACACATCATTGACTACTACATCTCTGACATTAGATTGGATAGATGTATCACCTGAGTTTGCTTTAAGTCATTACATTATTGGTTATAACTCAACAACGGTTACAGCAAGAACATCAACGCTTACTGTGCCTGTAGATTGGGTTGGAAACAGAACATTTACTGTTACTGTGGTTGACCGTCAAAATAAACAATCTGCGGCAACATCTGTTGTTGTAACAAAAGTTATACCAAGCGCACCGCTATTTAGTTCAACTTCAATAGTTAATAATGCTTTGCAATTATCATGGTCAGCATCAATAAGAACGACATTGCCTATAGCTGGATATGAATTAAGAGATACTGATGCAGCATGGGGTTCAGATGGGTTCCTATTTAAAGGCAACGCATTAAACTTCTCAGTAATACCAGAGTTGGGTGATAATACATGGTATGTTCGCTCTTATGATACTGATAATAGATATTCAGCCACATCATTAGCAATAAACTACACTAGGGTTATTCCAGTTGCTCCAGAGATGCACGTGCCATCTTATACTTATGCTGATACTAGCTTAACAAATGCAACCGTAACATTGGATTGGAATGACGCATCACCTTTATTTGGCTTAAGTCAATATAAAATCACTTATGACGCTGATGTAATTTATACAAAATCAAGCACAATAACATTACCTGCCAACTGGCTTGGCGATAAAGTATTTAATGTTCATTCTATTGATTTTCTTGATGGCCAATCATTACCTTTAGCAATTACAGCCACTAAACTTGCCCCAAGCCCAATAGATGTATCTACTATAAAAACACAAATTGTGGATAACAATGTATTGCTCTATTGGCAATTGCCAGCTAAAACATCATTGCCTATTCAAGATATATTAATTAAAAAAGGTGATGTATATGCAAGTGCTGAAGAAATTGGATATAAAAATGGTACATTTACATCAATACTAGAGCTAAGTGGCGGAACATATACTTATTGGCTTGTTACTCGTGACACTGATGACAACTTATCATCTCCAGTAAGTATTACATGCCAAGTTTCTCAACCACCTGATTTTGTATTTAATGCACAATACTTTAGTACATTTAGTGGAACTAAATCATCTGCTATTAATGATGGAACAGGTTTGCTTCTTCCTGTAAATACAACGGAAACATGGACAAGTCATTTTACATCTCGTTCATGGGCCGACCCATCAGCACAAATAGCAGCAGGTTATCCAATATTTATTCAACCAAATAACGGAAGTGGCTCCTATGTTGAAATATTTGATTACGGTACAGTTCTAGGTAGCAGTCAAATTACATTAAATTATCAAGGTGAGTTAATTTCAGGTACCCCGACAATTTCATTTGAAATTGGAACGTCACAAGACGGAATTACATATACTACAATTGTTGGCGCAAAAGCTATATTTGCAACACTATTTAGATACGTTAAGGTAACTGTAAATGTAACAACTGAATTAGACACAGATTTATATTTATTGAAATCATTAGACGTATTATTAAGTGCAAAATTAATTACTGATTCTGGCTCAGTTAGTGCATTTAGCACCGATTCTGATGGAACAATAGTAAATCTTGCAAAAGAGTTTATAGATATATCAAGTATTACAGTTTCACCAAATGGCACTACTTTATTAACACCAGTATATGATTTTAAAGATTCAGTGATTACAGGAACATACTCAGTTACAAGTAATGTTGTCACTTTAAATGCAACTGCTCACGGATTATTAGCTGGTCAAAAGGTAAGATTAACATTTACAAGTGGAACTGCTCCTAACGGAGTTTATCAGGTTGCTTCTGTTGTTAATGCAAATCAATACTTGGTAAACATTACAACAGCAAATACAAGTGGTAATATATCAACTTATCCTGAAAGTTTTAGGATATACTTATTTAATAGTGCTGGGGTCAGAACAAGTGGCACAGTATCTTGGAATGTTAGAGGATATTAAAAATGGCAGACCATAGCAAACCGCTAAATACCAGTACCTATGCAAACTATACATCTGAAATTGATGCTAGATTTGATGATTTAACATTAGGCTTAGATTCAGCCTTTACTACTCCTACAAATTTGCCAACTAATGCAATCCGTTGGAATAGTACAACTTTTAAACATCAAAGATGGAATGGTACGGCATGGAATGACTTTACTAGATATGACATTAATATCAATGGTACTGTCGGGGATACTACGCCAAATACAGGCGCATTTACAACATTAAGCTCAACTGGCAATACAACGCTTGGCGATGCGTCTGCCGATACTTTAACAGTCAATGCTACCCCTACATTCAATGTAGCCATTCCAGCAACATCTGGAGGTACTGGTCAAAGCTCTTATGCAGTTGGTGATTTGGTGTATGCTTCTACAACTACTGCTTTATCAAAATTATCAGATGTTGCTACAGGTAACGCATTAATATCTGGTGGTATAAATACTGCGCCATCTTACGGTAAGATTGGTCTTACTACTCATATCTCTGGAACTTTAGCTACTGGGAACGGTGGTACTGGATTAACTACATTTACTTCTGGTGGTGCTGTATATGCTTCATCTACATCAGCATTAACTACAGGAACATTACCTGCCACTGCTGGTGGTACTGGTTTTGCGTCTTATGCCATTGGTGATTTAGTATTTGCATCTACCACTACCGCATTGTCAAAACTAGCCGATGTTGCAACTGGTAATGCACTTATTTCTGGCGGTGTTGGCACTGCACCTAGTTATGGCAAGATTGGTTTGACAACTCATGTAGATGGAACATTGCCAGTTGCCAATGGCGGTACTGGAGTTACTACAAAAACAGGCACAGGTGATGTAGTGCTATCTACAAGCCCTATATTGGTAACTCCAGCATTGGGTACACCATCTTCAGGAAACTTGGCTAACTGCACATTTCCTACTTTGAATCAAAGTACAACTGGTAATGCTGCAACAGCTACTTACGCTACAAGCGCTGGGTCTGCTGCAACTGCTACAAATGCGACTAACGCTACAAATGCCACTAATGCTACTAATGCTACTAATGCTACTAATTCCACTCAAATTACAAACGCTGGTGGTTGGAGTGTAACTCCTAGTGGCGGAAAGCTTTATTTCAGTTATAATGGCACGAATGTAGCCTCGTTAGATTCATCAGGTAACTTCATAGCGTTACTAGATGTTACAGCATACGGAACACCATAAATATGGCACTCAATACATCAGGACCAATTAGTTTAGCTGGCACAACCGCAGGGCAATCAATCGCTTTGGAACTTGGGTTGGGTACAACCACGCAAATCAGCCTTAATGATACAGTCGTTAGAACATTGGCTGGCGTTGCTAGTGGTGCGATTACAATGCCTACTAACTTTTGGGGTAAAAGCAATTTTGTTCCTACTAAAAAAGCTATATTTGGATATGGATATACTGGGTCTAATTCATCTATAACAAACCTTGTTTCAAATACGGGTGTTATAGCAACTAATACTACTGGTGTAGGAACAGCGCGATATGGAATAGCTGCTGCTGGTTATGGTGGTGACAAGGCTATCTTTGGTTATGGTTATACTACTGCTGTTGTATCCATGACAAATAAAGTTTCAAATACAGGAGTTGTAGCAGGTGATACTACTGGTGTAGGAACAGCGCGATATATTTTAGCCGCGGCTAAATATGGCGGGGATAAAGCTATATTCGCATTTGGAGCTGCTTCTGCTGGGATTGCTGTATCTGTATCAAACCTTGTTTCAAATACAGGAGTTGTGGCAGGTAATACTGCTAATGCAGGAACGGCACGAAATGCACTACCTGGCGCTGGATATGGCGGGGATAAAGCTATATTCGCATTTGGTAGTCCTTCTGGTGCTGGATTCACTAATATATCAAGCCGTGTTTCAAATACAGGAGTTATAGGAGCTGATATTGCTGGTGTAGGAACAGCAAGAAACCACTTGGGAGGGGCTGGATATGGTAATGACAAGGCTATCTACGTGTTTGGTTCTCCAGCCCTAGCGGTAAATACATCAGTGAGCAACCTTGTTTCAAATACAGGAGTTGTGGCAACTGACACTGCTACTGTAGGGTCAGCTAAACGCTCTGGGGCGGCAGCTGGATATGGCGGGGATAAAGCTATATATGGATATGGATGGATTTCATCATACATTTCTATATCAAACCTTATTTCAAATACAGGTGTTGTAGCAACTAATACTACTGGTGTAGGACAGGCAAGAATGTATCTATCTGCCGCTGGATACTCACTAACATAAAATAATACAAGGATTATAATGAGCAAATTAAATTCAGAATTTAATTATAGATACCAAGTCATAGGTGAAACTGTATGGGCTAAAATTCAAACACTTCATGGGTTTTTAGATGGTCGTTTGCGAGCTGAAGTTTTAGAAGAAGTTTCAAAATTAAAATATAAATCTAAACTAGCAGAGTTAGAACACCTTAAATCTATTGGTGGATTGCCGCATATTATTTTAAATCTTGAAGCTGAAATATTGGAAGCTGAATCATTTAAGCGTGAGGAAGCAATTAATTTTGCACTTAACAAAGATGAAATTAAAACATTAAGAAAATTACTTGATGAATGTTATGCAATAGCAGAGCCAACTAGATGCAAACATACTGATGGAACGCCATATTCTGATGAAGAAATGTATGAAGTCAATTCGGCAAATGAATTTACAACAATAATTGCGCGTGAAATGCAAGCTGAAATTATTGCAACAGGCAGACCATCAGCCGCTAAAATTAAAAATGCAATGAGCAATCCAATTACATGGTCTGCAATTAAAGGACTTGGTTTAATTCCAAAGGATGTGCCATTGATAGAACCTAATGCAGACCCATTATTAGTTTGTTTTAAATTAATTGATGATAATGGAATTGAATTATTAGAGGATAAAAAAGATGAATGACCCAATTTTTAATACACCGCCAACACAAGAACAACTTGATGAAGCGAGAAATAGTGCTTTAAATGCAAGCCATCCTAATTCTTGGGTTTGGAATGATGAAAAAATATCTTGGGTTGCGCCTATTGACCCTCCAACTGACGGATACCCATATTTATGGGATGAAGATACATTAGCTTGGATTCCGTTTCCTGATTATCCAAGATAATTGTTATTTTATAAGAATAACGATACGATATTTTTTAACATACAACTGCAATATAATAGGACTTATCATGGATAACCAATCAATATTAAATATAGTTTTGTCATCAGCTTCTTTGGTATTAGGTTGGTTTCTCCGTGAGATGTGGTCAGCAGTTAAAGAATTAAAATCTGATTTGGCTAAACTGCGTGAAGAATTGCCAAAAGACTATGTGGCTCGTGATGATTACCGCCAAGATATTCGTGAAGTAAAAGAAATGTTAAACAAGTTATTTGATAGGCTAGATAACAAGGCAGATAAATGATTAACAGTCGTAAACTTGAAGATTTACACCCAAAAGTAAAAGCACTAGCAGAGCAGTTTAAAAAAGAATGTTTGGCCGCAGGGTTCGACATTCTTATTTATTCTACTTACCGAGATAATGAAGCTCAAGATGTTATCTATGCTCAAGGAAGAACAGCCAAAGGTAGGATTGTTACTAACGCAAGAGGCGGTCAATCACTACATAATTACAGAGTTGCCTTCGATTGGGTGCCAATGCTTCACGGTAAACCATTGTGGGATAATGATGTTATTTACGCAAAGTGTGGTAGGATAGGTGAATCAATAGGTCTTGAATGGGCTGGAAGATGGTCTGGTAAGATAAAAGAAACAGCTCACATGCAATATACTGGCGGATTATCGTTAGCTGATTTTCAAAAAGGAAAGACACTATGAATAAATTAATAGCTTTATTTTCTGTATTTCGCAAAGGTAAAGAAGTTGCTAATCCTGAAGCATGGAAGAAAGGCCAAATCACTGGCTCAGTCATTGCAGGTCTATTGGCTGCTATTGTGGCTTTGGCTAAAGCATTTGGTTATGACTTGCCATTGTCTGATGCGGACATTCTTTCCATTGGCACTTCTATTGTTGTTATTGTCGGCTTGTTCATCAATCCAGCTATCACTATCGCATCCAGCAAAAAAGTTGGTTTGTCAACCGAGCCTGGAAGTGCAAGTGAATCCGCAAAAAGAATTATCGGTGGCTGATTGGTATAAGATAGAACTCATTTATTTCACATTAGAATGTAAGGAGCAATATGTCTAGTTTTATATTAAGTTTGTTGTCTTTCGTAATCAATCGTTTGATTGACGCTCAATTATTTGAAACCATTAAATCATTAGTAGAATCTCAAATGAATAATGAATTATCTGGCGCTGCCAAGAAAGCTGTAGTTAAGTCTGCATTAACTCAGTTAGAAGGTAACGTAAAAGAGCAATTTATTAAAACTGCACCAAATCTTTTAAACTTGGCTATTGAAGCAGCCGTGGTGTTAATTAAAAAATGATAGAAGAATTAAAGCAGTTCGCAACACCAAAGCAGTGGGAATATTACGCTAAGTCTTGTGAACTGGGTTCTAATCGTGCAGCAGCAAAGTTCTTTGGTGTAACTGCCACGGTAGTTGATGTGGCTGTTAGGAGCTTGAAAGCTAAAAGTGCATTGCAAGGTTATTCACCTGAGCATGATATGACTAGACCAGTTCCTCCAGGCTACCTAGTGAAGGGCGTCAGCACTTACTATAATAAAGACGGTAAACCATCAGGCCAATGGGTTAAATCATCGCTAGATAACGCTCAGTTAGAGCAAGTAGTCAGAGATTTTGTTACTAATCTAGCAGAAGATATTAAAGGTCTTGCTCCGCTATCCCCACCTCCAAAATTAAAGCCAACCGACACATTGACAGTTATCCCTATGGGTGACCCTCACTTTGGGTTATACGCATGGGCGCAAGACGCTGGAGCTGATTTTGATTTGGCTATAGCAGAACAGCTCACGTGCGGTGCAATAGACAGACTGATAGCAAGCTCACCAAATACTCACACGGCATTGCTGCTAAACCTTGGCGATATGTTTCATGCAGACAATCAGAAGAATATAACGAACTCTGGTCACCAGCTTGATGTAGATGGTCGCTGGGCTAAGGTGCAGCAGATAGGTTTGCGAGCCATGATATATTGCTTGCAAAGGTTGCTTGAGAAGCATCAGAAAGTAGTATTTAGAATCAACAAAGGCAACCACGATGGCCATTCATCTTACGCATTGGCGTTAATGATAAGTTGTTATTTCCATAAAGAGAAACGAATGGAAGTGGATTTGTCACCAGCTATATCTTGGTACTATCCGTTTGGTAAAGTATTGATAGGCTCTACGCATGGCGATACCATAAAAGGCAGGGATATGATGTCTATCATGGCATCAGATATACCTGAAGAATGGGGTCGTTCTAAGTATCGATATTGGTATGTCGGTCACGTACATCATCGTGATTTGAAAGAGTATGCTGGCGGTCAGGTTGAGTATTTCAGGACACTGGCAGCTCGTGATGCTTGGCATCAAGGGCAAGGATACCGTGCTGGTCGTGATATGTGTTCAATCATATTGCACAAAGAATACGGTGAAATAGAGCGCCATACCTGCGACATTGGAATGATATGAAAGAAGTTGAAGCTAAAGAAATGGCTCAAACATTGATAGGTCAAACCATTGTTGGAATAGTTATAGATTACGAACGAGAAACGGTTACTTTAGAACTATCCAACAATGATTTAGAATTTGGCGGTGACGGCCTAAGCATGAAATGCTTTGACCTAACTAGGCCATTAATGAACTAATCCCCATAACCTATCGGGCCGTTCTGCCCTATGATGTCCATACGAGCCTCGTTCCAATTAAGTGGGCATGCCGTATAAGCACATTCCTTACTTGCATCTAAAACCTTTCCACAAATATCGCACAGTGGTTCTTTCTTACGAAAGATAGCATCAAAACTAGATTCAAATTTATCTCTATCAACACTTAATGGTCTTGGCTTAGACCCTTTGCCACCGTCACTCATCATTTGCCCTTTCAATAAAATCAATTAAGTAGTCTATATACCAACGCGCTTTCTTTAAATCCTCAAGCGTATCATTCTTTAATCCAGCTCGTGATAGATACTTTAAAGCAGTCAATCTAAGATGTCCACGGAACTCCTCTGGTGTTGCTTTGGCCTCCATGTAATCAATTGTTTCAATACCACCGCTAGTGTAATGATGTGGATGATTAACATTATCTGACATTCTTAACTCTCCTATCATGGTCATCAGCACAATCTTTATCGCAGAATCTTTTTTGTTTTGCTAATTTTTCACCGCAATTTAAACAAAAGCCAGTTGGCTCAAATTCTTTTTGATTTGCTTTGTTTCTAGCCAACTTAATACTCAAATCTATCGATGCCGCTTCAATTGCAGACGCTCTATCTGATTCATCTGCAAATTTCTCTACTTCTTCCATATTAACCCTTTTTCTTTATTTCTATAAACTTATTGTAATAAAATCGGCTTCGTACAAGGCTCTTAGAGCGAATAAAAAGAGTGAAGTAATACCATGACCTCACCCTACTAATTATTTTCATCCCAATTTATTCCCTTCATGTATCCAATTTGTTGATATTCCGTCTTTATTGTAATTGCGAATATCACGGCTAATTTTAGCGCGACTTGGTGAATGAAAGTAGCGTAATAATTTAATTTTTAATTTTTTCATTTTTTCCTCATGTAATTTTTATATGTACACAAACAGTTAAAATTTAAACATATCCTGTCAACGTGTATAGTTTTTTTCATTTTGTATATACATTGTATAGACATCCGCCAAAACATCCGCCACTCTATCGTTCTCTTTCATCTTGGCTAGTATGAGCAGATAGTACAACTCATCCATCTCTGCTTTGGTCATACAGTCTTTCCTATGTATGTTGCCTTAACATTATTATTAAATTGCAAAGTCACTGCACAGTCCTGTCCTTTGTTTGCATGAAAAAGTTTCCATACGCCCCATCCCATAGAAACAAAAGCTACAAGTAGTAATGTTGCTACAATTACTACAGCCCTATCAGCACTACGGTCACAGTTGCAACGACCTTGATTACAGTTTTGGTTACACGGCATAATCTTTCTCCTCAACACTAAAATAAGCAAGCACTGTTTTAAGTGCAGCAACTAATTCAATTCCATCTTCCATATTTCTATCTAGGTTTAATAATGTATTTTTCAGATGTGCCGCAACAACATTATCTAAAAGCACATAAGCCACATCTTCATCGTCAAAAGAGATATTAACAAGCATTATAAAATCTCCTTAATAACTCTGCCTTTAGAAACAGGTATGTTTGTGTAGCCCATCAAAAACCCCAAGTTAAAGTTATCAACATATTGCTCTGGTATCTTTATTGGATTTAACTTTTTATATGGTGACATATCATTTGTATCGTATTTATTAATTGAAAAGTAAGTGTTAGTTCCTGTGCCATATTTATAGATAAGACCATCGTTTACTAACATATTAAGACTGTATCTAACATCAGACCTAGAGAAGCCCTGCTCCATTAAACTTTTTGCTGTCCTATCTGCCTCACATATCTCTGCGTATAACTCAGTCCTAGCTTTAGCCGCATTAGAAATAAAAACTGGCATGTCATCCATTTTTCTTAGCCTCCAATTTTAGTTTAAGTAATTCAAGTTTAGAATCAGGCATTGACATACCAGTTTCGCAACGCCATACACGAACGGTGTTTGGTTTGCAGTATAGTAAGTCAGCCACATTAGTTGCACTCAGTCGATTGTGATACATCACATCCATTAGTTCTTTTTGATTACGTTTCATATTAACTCCGTTTTGTTTACGAGTTGATAATATAATTCACTACTTTATTTTTGTCAACACATGTTTGATAAAATCAATAGCTTCATCTTTACCTTTGCATACTTTTGCGTAATAACCAGCAGCATTTAGGTAAATTATCCAATCCAATTGTTCTGGCGATATAGTTCCACCTTTAGTCCGCTTCATCTCAATAAAGCAATTAAGACTAGGTATCATAAGGTCAGGTACTCCAGCCGTGACACCTTCTGCCTTCATGTTCATGGCCACTACTTTGTTTCTTAATCCACCGTTACCAATAGCAAATACTCGATGCTGTGGGTGACTGCGCCTCATCCATTGTATAAACTCAACCTGCTCCAAATGCTCAGACTTAACCTTTTCAGCTACCATTAAAATCTCCTGTCAATTACTCTTGCGTATTTACCATCCATCTTAAAATCAATTGTTTCTGGACAATTAGAATTATTCATTGCGTGACAAATTGATTCTAATGAACTATGTGGTAAAAGGTGCGCTCCAGACTTCTTAGCAAGCAAAATAACAAGCTGTATAGCCTTTTGACCTGCCCATCCATCATGTTTTACGCACAGATATTCTGTCACTGGCTTATCAGATAAACCACCATAATACGTCACCTTCAGCATCTCTATCCCGCTCGTCTTGCTCAAATGCTTTGACCATTCCCAAGAACTTACATCAAGCTCGGTACCTCCTACTCCCATAATGTCATCATTACGGAGTTTCAATGGTGCCTTTTCTTCTTTAGGAAACTCATAAGAACATGCAGGACACACTGGAACGCTTATGTGTAAAATCTCATGGCATTGGTCACACATCTTAACTGGCGCTTCTCCTGAGCCTTCACCACGCTTTTTAGATTTGTCCTCAATGTTTACGTTGGTAATTGGGCCATGCGTCTGAACCACGCCAGCAAAATCTAATACTAAACAATGGTCAGCATGGCTTTTAGGTCGTAAGCCACGCCCTGCCATTTGCACATAAAGACTAGCCGATAGTGTTGGCCGAAGCATGGCAATCAAGTCAATGTCAGGGTAATCAAACCCAGTTGTTAGCACGTCACAATTAGTTAGCGCCTGAATTTTTCCAGCCTTATACTCATCTAAAATGCGTTTGCGTTCTGTCTTACTTGTATTACCTGTAATACATTCTGCCACAATGTTTCTTTTGAGCAACACATCTCTGACGTGGTAAGCATGGTCAACACCAGCGCAAAAGAACAACCAGGCTTTTCTGTCATCAGCCAATCTAATAACTTCATCAACTACGCTGTAGTTATTGTCATCATTATCAACGGCAGCCTGTAACTCTGATTCAATATACTCACCACCACGTTTGTGTACTCCATCTGTGGATAACTTTTTATCGGTTACTTTTGAACGAAGCGGAGCAAGGTATTTCTTATATATTAGCTCCTCAATAGACACAGGCTCAATTAACTCATCAAACAATGCTGGCTTGTCAGTAATTAACCCATGGCCCAATCGATACGGTGTAGCGGACAATCCAATCACGCGGAGCATAGGATTAATCTCAATCAACTCTTTAATCAATGTGCGGTAGCCACCTTCATCTTTATGTGACACCAAGTGACATTCATCAATGATAATCAAGTCAACATGACCAATTTCATCTGAGCGTTTACGCACTGATTGAATACCAGCAAATGTAATGGCCTCACCTAACTCGCGCTTTCCAATACTGGCTGAGTAAATGCCCATTGGCGCATTGGGCCAGTGAAGGCGCATCTTCTCAGCGTTCTGCTCAATCAACTCTTTAACATGAGTAAGCATTAACACACGAGTTTCAGGCCAGTTTTGTACTGCATCCTTACACAGTGCAGCGACAATGTGGCTTTTGCCTGAGCCTGTCGGCAACACTAAGCATGGATGGCCTTTGTTCTTGGATAGCCAATCGTATAGCTGGTCAATACTGCGTTGTTGATATTCACGAAGCATTTATAATCTTAGCCCCCATCGTTTCTCTTAATTCTTTAGTAAAGTCTGACGGATTGGCACACTCGGATGGGTTGGCTAGTATCTCGCTAGACTTAAACCCATCTGCACCATTCAGAACCTCTTTATTATTTATGATGTAAATTGCATGCCACTCATCTTTACCTGGCTTAAACTTATATGGCACCAAGTCAGGATGGATAACATGAGCATCGCAGCCATTGTATTGAGCCTCTAATGGGATAACGGCATCATAACGAGTACATGTCCAAGTGCTGTCCTCATTAGATGTGACGTGAGCGCAGGTGCGGCAGTTAGATTCTTTAATAGCTTTGGAGCCGTGACAGAAATCATGGGCATCGCACATCTTACATTCGTACCAACTTGGGTCAGTGCTTAACGGTGGGGGTAGTGCCTCAACCATCGTAATCCGATGCGCTTTAGTTACCATCTTAATTGCAAATTCTTTATCTAACTTAACGCGCTCGGTGTAAATCTCATCGTTATCTTTACAGACGGCATAATAAAAGCCACGGTCTAGTTTTAAGCCAAGCATGTAAACTTGCATCTGAGCATAGTGCATTGGCTTAGATTTCTGCATGCCATTCTTAACTAAGTCATCAAACGATTTCTTAGAATGTGTCTTGAACTCAGCCAGGTGAACTTTGTTTGGCGATTCAGGAAGGCCACTATGAATAATTCCATCTACAGAGCCACCAAAGTGTTTTCCAAAGTCAACCTTGTTCTGAGTGGCTCGAACATCTACACCGATGCTACGCAAATCACGCAGTATATTGGCTTCTTCATTATGGCCACGTCTAAACAAACGCAGGATACGGCCTTCAAACTTTGGTATGACTGCCCAGTGAAACGACAACCACAGCCAGCGTTCACAGTTATGGCCAATCACTGAGCATCCTAGATGTGGCCGAGGATTTTCTTTTTTATCCTCATGGAACTTATTAATTAAATTTACTGTAGTTGGTAGTAAGCTCATTTTTTATTTGCAACCTCTCTTAAATCGCGCATTTCTTCATTCTTAAAAATTTCGTAGTATTGCTCAAATATCTTACCAAGCTCAGTAGTGGTGAACTTTTTAAGCTCAACATACTCAGTAATTTTACTGCCTAGTTTTTTGTAGTATTTGTCGTTCATGTGTTTTTATCCTTTAATGCTTGTTCAATAGCAATTCTGTATTTTTCATAAGGGAAATCATTGCCCCATATCCAAATTTTTTTAATGATTGCATTATCTTCATCATCCGTTAATCCTTGCCATCTTGGTTGTTCTAGCGCATCTTTAAACTCAATATCCCTAGCAATGCGTTCGTCTATGGTATGTTTCCAATCCCTTGTTAGGGGTTGTTCTAGTGCTTCTTTGCAAGCGTTGATAACTTCTGTGCAATCGGCTTTGTATGTATCTTCCCATCTTACAAACGCTTCAATCGCCATCTTTAATGCTTCGTCTTTAGTCATATAACCTCCGTAAAAGATGGGGATGCCCTTAGCCTCACCGCTAGTGGTCGTTACCGATACCACCATCCCCAAAACCTAATTACTTCTTAGCCCAAGGTGGTGGTGTTTTACCTTCTTCTTGTGCTGGTGCTGATGCTGTAGCAACTTTAGGCATTGCCGCACCTTCTAGTGCTTTGTAGCCACGAACATCATTGGTTGGGCCGTAACCTTCTTGAGTACGAATAGAAAGTTTGATTTGTAATGCGCCACCAATAAGTTGGTCAGTATCATCAACACGAGATAAACCAATTGCTCGCATGATAGAGCCTAGAGCCTGACGGCCAATCTCCTCAGCAGCAGTTGATTTATTCTTAATGTTAATGTTGCCAAACACTACACGGCCTTGATGTGTCGGGCCTGTAATGTCATACCTTACAGCAACGTATTGACCTGTTTTATCCTTAGTGTCACGGATTTCAGCCTTATTAATAACTGCTGCATACCAACCTTCAGGTAAAGGTGCAAAATCGTTTTGTTGTTCAGGTAGTGAGTTAATATCAAATGATTCGCCTAATAGTGCCATGGTGTTACTCCTTAATTGTAATAGTGAATGATGGGCGGCCTGGTGTAGTTGTAATGGCTGCCATCAATGGTTTAGTAATTGCTTCGTTTGTTGCCTTCCACACGGCTGAGTTAATCTCAGCTTTCCAACGGAATAAATGATGTAGGTGTTCGGATAATCCATGAGCAGCAGCGATGTCTTGCAGTTGCTCTGTATCAACCTTACGGTTCATGCGACCTACAATTTTGATTGAGTAGCCGTCATCTAAATTGACGTTCTCAGTGCCTTCGATTGTTTCAGGTATGCCAATCAAACTCATTAGCTTATCTTCTACATCACGTCTGCGCTCAGTGGCTACACGCTCGGATTCTTTTAACTCAAGCCATAATTTAGATAGGTCAGATAAAGTAGTCATTACTTACCTCCAATCTTTTTAATAATTAGTCCTAAGTCTGGTGCTTCCCATGCGTCTAACTTACCGCTACGGTCTTTAGCAGACCAAGCACCATCAGAATCACACATCAAAGCACGTTGCACCTTACCATCTCCGTCACGCTCAACTCGTAGTGCAAGAACCTCATCAAAGAAATACGGTAGTTGTTGTCCTGTCTTATTGCCTGGCATCGATGGGGCATATAACATTTTGCCCATCTCATCCTGTGACTTCTCTAACTTAGCACTCATATATACATGGCGGTTAGGAATGTCACGGAAAGCACGAATGATGTCAGCCATCTGTTCCTGCATGGCACCGTAAGCAGCACGAGGGTCTTTAGTTAGTTTGCGCTCGTAGTTCAACACTACTTCAGCAATCTCACTAATGGAATCCAAGGCAACTGATTCAAACTCTAAACCTTCTTTAGATTCAGTCAGCCATGCGTAGGCTTCTTTTAGTTCTTCCATTGAGGAAATCTCAATGTATGGAACATTTGCGTCTTGGATGGATAACAAACCACCTTCAGCAGACAACACGATTGGTTTCGGTAAAGTAGGTATCAGGGATGTTTTCCCAGCTCCTGCCTGACCGTACACTAATAACTTCACGCCATTTGTATGTAGCGAAGAAGTTGATTTAAGGCTAATAGCCATTTTAGTTCTCCTATGTAAAGCCTCGGTCTGAACAATTCAATTTGAGGCAGTGGTTGTATATTAATTTATTTCCTGTTAGCATGTCAACATGTTTTTTCAATTAAATAGGAAAATATATGAAAACTAAAGAAGCAATTGATTATTTTGGTAGTTTAAAAAAATTAGCAGATGAGCTTGGCGTATGGCCTCAAGTAATTTATGGGTGGGGAGAATATCCACCTAAGTCTAGGCAATATGAATTAGAAGTTAAAACTAATGGAACTCTTAAAGCAGAGGATAGATAATGGAAAACCATTATGTTTATATAATCGAAATTGATGGATATTGCAAAGTAGGAATAGCAAATAATTTAAAATTTAGATTAAATAGTTATAACAGCTCAAGTCCACATAATGTTAAATTAATTAAAACATTTATTACTACTTCAAAAATGGATTCTGCTTTAATTGAAAAAAATATTCATAATAAATTAAAGTCATTTAATTTACATCATAAATTAGAGTGGTTTATAAAAGGTAGTTTGCAACAGGCAATTTTAATAGCTGATGAAGAATATAAGCAATATTTATTAGATGATAATCTAATTCTTAATAATGAAATATATAATTCAGAACTTAAAAAAGTAGTAATTTTACTTTCAGATATAACAACAAATAAAGTATCAGAAGAAACAGGATTAAATAAACGTACAATTAATAGAATTAAAAATGGCAAAACATTTCCAAACAAATCTACATTTAAATTATTGACAGATTACTTTAAGGCTAAAAATCATGGGTAACATCAAAAACATTATTGGTAGCTTTACGCCACCAGTAGAAAAGATTATTAAACCAGCAGAGCAACAATTAATTGATTCAATGGTAGAGCATGGATTAACGCCACCTAGACATATATTAATAGATGGTAAGGTTCATCGGTTCTGCACTAGCGGTAAGAAAGGTGACAGTGGTTGGTACATTGTATTTAGCGATGGCGTACCAGCAGGTCGGTTTGGTGATTGGCGGACAGGCATCGAGGTATCCTTCAGGGCCGACATTGGTAGGTCACTTACCATGGTTGAGGAGATGGCTAATACACGGAGAATGGTAGAAGCTAGAGCCTTACGTGAAGAAGAAGAAAAGCGTAAGCACGAATTGGCTGCTAATACGGTTGAACATATATGGTCAGGTGGGATGCATGCTGAGGCTGAACATTCTTATTTAAAGAAAAAAGGTATATATAGTCACGGTGCCAGGGTAACAGGCGATGGCCGTTTGATGTTGCCGTTATTTAACGAGGAAGGGAAACTTTCATCTATACAATATATAGGTGAAGATGGCGATAAGAAATACCACGCAGGTGGCGCAACGTCAGAGTGCTATTGGTCACTTGGTGAGCCTAGCAAGATTATTTACATCGCAGAAGGCTTTGCTACGGCTGCCACGATATTTGAGAACACGAACGAGCATACTATCGTAGCGTATAGCGCATCTAACCTAGTGCCTGTCACTCGTATCATCCGTGAGAAGTTTGGCGCAATGCAAGAGATTGTGATTGTGGCTGACAATGATGTATCTGGTGTAGGTCAGAAATACGCAGACCAAGCTAGTGCCAAGTATGGCGCTAAGGTAATTATTCCGCCTGAGATTGGTGATGCGAATGATTATCTATTGGGTGGTGGTAACTTATCGGCCCTACTCAATCCACCTCAAGAAGAATGGTTGATGGCTGCCGATGGCTTCTCACAAAAGCCTTCTCCTATCTCATGGCTAGTGAAGAATTGGCTGCAAGAGAACGCTTTGGTTATGGTTCACGGGCCTAGTGGTGGCGGTAAGACATTCGTGGTATTGGATTGGTGCATGTCCATGGCTAGTGGATTGCCTGAGTGGTCAGGTAATAAGGTTAAGAAGGCTAATGTTGTTTATTTGGCTGGTGAGGGCCACGCTGGGCTTAGAGGTCGTATCGCAGCATGGAAGCAAAACCGCAAGGTTAGTAAGATGGACATGTGGGTATCTAAATCAGGATGCGACCTTAATACTTCACAAGGTTATCAACAGGTATCCGAGCAGTTACGAAGCATGCAGATACAGCCTAATGTCATTGTGGTTGATACATTGCATCGGTTTCTACGCGGTGATGAGAACAGCGCACAGGATACTAAGACCATGCTAGACGCTTGTGCAGCTCTTATGATGGAGTTTAACTGCACGGTTATCCTAGTGCATCACACTGGCGTATCAGACGAAGCACAGCATCGAGCAAGGGGTTCTAGTGCATGGCGCGGTGCCTTAGAGATTGAGATTAGCATCGTGCCAGGTAAAGGCGATGCTCCTATGGAGATTATTCAACGTAAGTCTAAGGATTCTGAGTTGGCGGAACCTTTGTATTGCACACTAGAGAGCGTGGCGATAGAGGGGTGGATAGATGAGGATGGCGAACCTGTTAAATCTGCTGTTATAGAGTTTGCCGATGCTCCAGTTAAGGCTAAGAAGAACTCCCCAGTTGAAGATAGGATGAAATTGTTTGAAAAAGTATGGTTTGAATCAGGGGCGGAGCAAGGGGTAGGGGGTATGCCTATCATCTCACGTTCGGCTTTCGCTCAGTATTTGGAAACTCAAGGACTGTATAAAAATGAAGCAAGCATTAAACAAGCATTAGCTCCATCAAAATTAGATGGAATTATTGGCATGTTGCAAAATTCAGAGATTATTAAATGCAATATGAACGGTACAAAGGTAAGTTCTTATGAAGTAATTAATGCAGAATTTGGCAGTCAACTTAACTTAAGGAAACCTAAATAATCTGGTAACTGTGGTAACTGATGGTAACTGACAGTTACCGTTACCAAAATGGGCAAAAGTATTTATATTTGGTAACTATGGTAACTACTCCCCTATAGGGGAGTTACCACGTTACCATAAATGCAGCGATGAATATTGACCTGAAATTTGAAAAAGGGAAACTTTGTATTTTATGGATAAGAAAGAGATTTTAATTTTATTGTTGGCTGCGATTGCTGACATCGTTTTAATCATCAACGTGATTCACCACTGGTGAAATAATTTTTTTTCGTTTGGAATTTTTTTTAGGGAAACTTTTGAAAAGGGAAACTTTGTGTTTTTGTAGAAAGGGTCAAAAATCTACCCGATTTGGTGGATTTGCTGAAAAAATAGGCAATTGTTCAATTTTTGCGTAAAAAATAGGCAATTGTTTAAACAATGTATAGACAAAATGAATAATTGCCTAAAAAATAAGCAAAAAATGAATGAATTGATTAAATTTTTATAAAAGCGCCTAAAAAGCGCCTTTTTTTCGCCTATACCTTTAAATATATATATAAACCCAAAAATAATTGTTTACTTTTATAAATACATGTTTATAATGTGAAGCGTAACAAGTTTATTTAATTATTTTTAACGAGGTGTAAAAAATGGCAAATTCTAAACAGTTCGAGGTAATTCTTTATTCTTTAATGGCTATCGGCCATTTTCTCTTAGGCGCATTAAATGTAGATAACGGCTTAATTTTAATCACTCAGATTTTAGGCGCTTGCTTTTGGCTTTATATGGCCATGGATTTATTGCAAATTGAAAGGGCTTAATTATGGGCTTGTTTTTTGTTGTCTTATCCGTTTTAGCAATTCTTTATTTTTTATATATAGGGGCTTAAAAATGATTATGCACGATTTTAAAAATAGTAAACCAGCAAGCGAAAAAATAAGCGCTTGGGAATATATAGGCGCTGTAAGTTTTATTTTAATAATGATTTTTTTAATTATCTTATAGGGGCTAAAAATGAAAAAAGTATTTTCTAGCAATTCCGAGCTTATTCACGTATGGGCTAATAATAACGAGCCTGAAATATATAAAAGCGCTAATTCTGTTTCATGCCAGCATGGCCGCTTATTCTCTTATAACACGTGTATTGCTGAATTGGTAAACGATAGCCATGTGATTTTAAATAGCCATAGCTATAGCAATACCACTAGCAAGCATCAATCGCTCGCTCGCTCGGCTATCCATGGGCGCGAGTGCATAAGCCTTGATTTTGGCCGTTATAACTTACAGCGCTTGGATTTTAAAAGCGATTTTAAAGATTTAGTTAAGTATAACGAAGCGAAGGCGGCCGAGTGGCTAGTTAAGGCCTCGCGCTCGAAAAAATACGCGGGATTATATAACGGCTTCGCTCTTTCAATTTTTAGCAGTCTTAAGGCCTATGCTGATTTATTTGGCTTAACTTATGAAACAAGTATAAGTGACATTGATATATTGCGAAGCGATGCACTCGAAGCCGAGAAAAAACAGAAGGCGCTCGAAAAAATCAGAAAAGCCGAGAAAATAGCCGAGCAAGCCGAGGCGCTTATTAAATGGCGGGCGGGCGAAAATGTTTATCACAATTTTGAGGTTACGGCCTTAAGAGTTTATGGCGATGAAGTTCAGACTAGCCGAGGCGCTAGAATTCCACTAGCCGAAGCTGTAAGAGCTTGGCCATTATTGCAAAAAATCGCATCAAGTGGCGAAGCCTTAAGGCCTGAAAATATGCGCTTAGGTTATTATCAAGTTAGCAGCATTAGCAGCGAGGCCTTAATTGTGGGCTGTCACGTCATACCAATGGCCGAGGTTTTAAACGTGGCCAGCGCTTTAAATCTTAACTAGCGGAGGTTTTAAAAATGAATAAAGAAAAAATGATAAATGAAATAATAAAATTAAATTTAGATTTAGCTTGCCAAAATAGCGCGGCTTGCGATGAGTTTATTCACGATTTATTACGCTATGGCTTTAAAGGCTTAGAAAATATGACTATCGAAGAATTAAAAGCTGAATTGTGGGCTATAAAATGATTTATAAAGTATATAACCATAACGGCACTTGTTTAGGTGTATTTAATAACAAAAAAGAGGCGGAGGCTTGCGCGAGTGAATATCGCTATCAAACCGAAAATGCCGCCTATGTGGAGGTTTTAAAATGATTTATATACAGCGAAAAGATGCTTATCAGCTCGAAACAATAGACCAATACGAAACGATAAAAGAGGCAATGGCTATGTTAAAAGAATACGAAGCGGCTGATTTTTCGGCCTCTTATTATCTATCTAGCCGAGCTTGTAATGAATGGCGGGAGGCTTAAAAAATGAATATCTACCAATTAAAAACAATGCACTTAGAAAAAGCGCCAAATTCACATTTTTTTACGCGCGATACAATGCGATTTTTTGGCGATACATTGGCTAATTTTGGCGTAAAAAAAATGTGTTTTAATACTTATAAAATATACAGAAAAAAGCCCGTTAAATTTGGCCTTGATTCTAGTTATGAATTTAACATTTTTACTGGCTCAATTAAGAGGTTAGAAAAATGAATATCACATTAAACCAATTGGATGCACTTAGCGAAGCCGTGAAAATGGCTGGCTTTTATATCGAAGAAAATCAAGGCGCGAGTTATTTTGAAAAAAATGATTTAATCGCCTATCAAAATGCACTTATCGCGCTTAATGAATTGAAAGGCTTAAAAAATGATTGATATATTTAAAACAATAAACGCGGCTAGATTAGCCAATAAAAATAAATGGTATTTTTTACGGCTAGATTTTAACGGCTCAATTATTGAAATAAAAGGCTATAACACTTGGCTTCAGATTTTCAGAATAAATGGCCGTGATTATTCCAACGGCATGGATAAGAGCGTAAGCGAGTATAAAAGCCATATTTTAAACGCGCTTGAAAGGGCTTGATTATGAAATTATCTATATATCATGGCACCGTTAAACCGTTTACAGCTATCGGCAAAAATCAGTGCAATATGCTAGATTTTGCTTATAAGTATCACGGCTGGCACTCTTATGCCAGCGATAAATCTACTATGCGCGCATTAAATGGCCTTATTAAAAGAGGCGCTATAGTTATAAACAATTACAATCAATTTAAAATAAACTTATGATTCTATACGCGCTTAGGTTTATCTTTTTAATTCTATTTAAATCAATTTGCTTAATTCTCTTAGTATTCATAGCCTTTCTTAATCTACCAGAATAAACACTTAGCCCGCCTTGCGCGGGTTTTTTTTCGCCTATACAATGGCGCCCATGTTTAAAGCAAGCGCCTACCATTGTCTATACAGCTCGGCCCAATGGCTAAGGCTTCGCCATTATCAGTTACAATCTAGCCCACTTTGCGCCCTATGCGAAGCGCAAGGTATAACCAGCGCGGCAAGCATAGCAGACCATATAAAGCCACATAAAGGCGATAAAGAGCTTTTCTATAATGCCGCTAACCTACAATCATTATGCAAGCCTTGCCACGATAAGCATAAGCGCTTAAAAGAATTACACGGCATAATGCGCGGCCACGATTTAAACGGCTGGCCGCTCGATAACGAGAGTCACTTCATTAAATAGCCGCGCTTTAATCATCGCATTACATTATCTAATCTTAAGCATATATCTATGACGCATTTTAAGCCGTTTTAAGCCGTTTTAATTCTAACCTATCACTATGTATTGCCGCGATTTTTGCGCCTTGCTATGGCCTCAGCAGGTGCCTCAAAATGGAGGGGCTGGCCATAAAGTAAAAGTTTTTTTCCACTTACTAC